GGACTTTCTCTTGAAGACGGGAATTAAACGTATCCCAATCCTCTGTACCCGCTTCTGAACTTGGGATACGTATCGATTGCCCCACATGACTCCGCATATCACCCATCTGAGTCCAGAAGGCTTCAGGAGTTTCCGCGTTTTTCGCTTCATCCCACTGCTGAATATCCTCCGGTAAATTCTCTTGCCAAGTTTCGGTGCTATTACCTTGACCGCCGCCTTCTCCTTCCATCATTATCAATGGATTCATTTTAAACTTAAATCTCATAATTCCTCCTACTGTCCTTGTTGCTGTTCGCCGTCGAACGCTACGCAATTATTAATAAACTGGACAACATCCCTGTGTCCCTCTTTAAACGCCGTTTCATGACTATTCCCAGGGGTATAACTGATAGTATTATAAAACAATCGATTTAATAAAGCTAACGCTTTCTCCCCTTGGGGAGCGCCAAATGTCTTTTGGATAGTTAGTATATCCCCTGGTTGAATTTTACTCTGCATCTTGTATATCCTTCTGTCCTTTACCCATTGACTGCATCGCATCACCCTGCATTTGAGCCTGCTGTAATTTCATCATTTCCTGCTCCTGCTCTTGTGCAGCTTTCCTGTTCGCGTCAACCTTATCCTGAGGCAGTAACATCTTTGCTGGTGCGCCTTTGGCTTCCAACAACTCACGTACTGAAGTATCTACATCAACTAAATCTCTGGCAGAGGGGAAAGCTTCAGAAAGTCCTGCAATATTCTGCAAAGTGGATTCAATAATTTGAACTTCATCCATACGCTGTGCAGATGCGAGAGGCCCAGTATAATTAACCACTAATTCCCCGCCTAATTCACGAACGATATCAGGCATGGGAGGTAGTTTTTTATAGCGGTACAGTATTTTGAAATGACGTTCCAACATTGGGTCGAGGTAATGGGACTGTAACCTACCATATGTAGGGCCAATTAATCTTTGCATTAACTGTATCCGCGCCTGAACCTCATACGCTGTCATAGCTGGTGAGTCTTTTAACTGGAGTTGGTCATAGTAGAACATATCTCTAATGGACTGTTGCAACTCCACCTTGTTCATCTGGGATACGTCAAAACGGGCTTTGGACTCAAATGGTTGAATTGCGTTCATGTCAGTTACTACGGTTACACCCGCCGCACCTAAGTCGATATCTCCGAAAACGCCCCGATTTGTAGTCAAAATAGCAGGGTCGAGTACCTTCTCCCCTGCTTTCAGAATAAGTTCCGTCATTTGGTTCAGACTTAAAATATCCCAAATGGCTATCATAGCAGGACAGAAACCCCAATTAGACCCCGATATCGTACGCCATCGTGCCATATGAACAGGCATTTCGTAATAACCGGTTTCCTCTCCTAACTGTTCTTTCGTATCATACAGAATATATTTCGCACCGTAGGGGCGTTTATCAACTGGCAAGATACTGTAGGTATCGACCGAACTACCATTTGTTTCTCGTTTCCATATGCAGAATATAATTTTATGCTTATTGGTTGTTTTGGTTGGGGACTCTAGTTCTCTCCGGAGTTTATCAGGTAATGTTTCTTTGCCGAACTTATCAGCGAGTTGAATGGAAGTCCAAGCTAATTTACGGTAGAAATTTCGGGGATATCCCTGTAGGTCTAAGTCAAATACGCATTCATTCGGAGGTATGGTATCAAAAGGAATTGATTGTAAGTCGCCGTTTTCTTCGATAACTTCTTGGGATTGGATACCTAAGGCAAAACTGGTTAAGTCCAAGTAAAACTCACCAGCCTCATTATTAAAATTTGAAGTACGGATGGAAGTCATTACAGCATGTTCGCACTCTTGACGCCATTCAGCAGCTTCTTGATTATCTTGTAGAACCTCATTACCGAACGCATAGTTCGCCCATGTTGTAACAGGGTTCGTCAGCGAACTCTGGATATTAGAGGCTAAAAGTTGGTTGGCGTTGATACCTGTGCTATCGAAGATTTCGCGTTTCTTCCAATCGATAGTTGGGTTTGCGGAATCCCCATTATTAAATACTCCTCCAAAGGGGAGTACAAAACGTTCGATTAAGTCCCATACTTCTTCAATACCTGCGCGTTCTTTTAGACGCGCATCATAGGCTTTTACGATATTCTCTGGTTTCATGCTGGTACCCTTTTTGGTTTTATAAAATTGCGTCTTCGACTCGGTGTACTACCATAAAAATCTCTATCGGTTCGATGGCGAACACCTGATAAATCGGAATAACGACTGCTATCTATCGCCCGCCTGACAACCGGTTTAGTAAACCAAGCGGATTTAAAATCCATTATCTCGTCAATCATCACGGCCATCATACGAAACGCATCTGCTCCATGGTTTGCCCATGATTTTGCAGGTATCTCAGAGTAGACTTCACCCTTCGCGTCGTACTTCTTATGGTAGTGAATAAGTGCGTTCCATCCAGGCTGGGTCTTTTCCCTGTCAAACCAGCAGCGTGGTATGACCTCACGTGTAGTTTCAATACCTTCCATGAGAGGATACTTGGGAACTACCATAAATTCAATCCCGTGGTCGGCTGCAGTATCCCAACGACTGCGTTTATTGGTCATCTCCTCAACTTTAATATCGTGAGGTGCCCAATGTTCTTCATATGTGTACGGGCGTTCCTTTACAGCTTTGATGTTATCTATCAGGGAACACTCGGCTTGTTCGTAGTAATCGATTATTCGTATTGTAAGCTCTGTAAACTGGATAAACCAGACAGCGGTTGCATCTCGTTTACCTAAGTCCCAGAACGTGTAGACTGGTAAGCGCGGGTCATAAGGTACATCAGTTTGTTGGTCATTACTGAGTACCATCTGCATTTGTGTATCATAGTAAGACCCAACATTACCTGATAGGAAAGAGGTATAATACTCCTGTTGAATTAACGCTTCAGGCATTCCGGATTCCCTATCCGCTTCAATCGCTTCTAAACTCGGTATGTTCGTATCATCGCGACTCAGGTGTTCCAGGAACCAGCTGTTCGCTGGCGAACCTGCGGCGAGGGCTTTAGCTTGCATCTGCATCGCCACTGAGTATATCTCATATGCTTCATTACCCATACCACGTGGTGTAAAATTAAAAATCGCCCACCCATCATTCTCCGCCAACACTGGACGTAGATAATCCCATGCACCCCGTTTGTGCAAGGAAAATTCTGTATAAACTATCCCTATCGGATTGGTTCCGACTATGGCGTCGATGTTGTCGCTCCCCACCAATTTAATTTGGCTACCATTTTTTAAAGTTACACGCATATCTAACTTTGCGGGCTTACCTTCAATAAACCCTTTTGGAATGTAGTCTAAGAATCGTCGTCCTTTACCGTCCGCACCCTGCCATATAATATTTCTGGCTTGGTTATAGTATGGAGCCATATAGAAATATGTACCGACTCTCTGACTGGCTTTGGCAATGGTGACGTTCCAGCAAAATAAATCCTTACCATTACGACGCGGCCATACCAGCATCCCCCGCCTGAACTGCTCCTGCATTAGGGCGTTCCAGGCGTTGGTCTGGTAGTCTCTTGGTACGAAATCATATGGTAAAGTAATCTTCATTAACTGATTAAGGTATCCAACTGAGCTATCGTCATTTTGTAAGGGATGTCATCCACGATAACGATAACATGAGCTGCATTTGTAGTGGCTGCGGCTAAGATAATTGCCAATTCCTCGGTACTCTTGTCGGTTAAATCTCTTGGGTCTGCCATAATTTCTCCTTAGTCTGGTGTGTTATATATCTATAGTAACGGTGTTCGCTGTCGAACAGCCCTCCCCGTTAAGCGGTGCTTTTATAACCTCCGTCGATTCGGGCCGCATTATCTGCTGGTCTCCGGATTCTGAGGGATGCTTGAACTGATTAACTACCATTATTTTTAAACCCTCATCTTGACCTTCAGTAATCTTGACATCCGGTTTTATAATCTTCACTACCTCTGCGAGCATACGCAAGTCACTCGGCTCCTCCGCAGCGGATATCATCTGATTAGTCTTGGTAAGGAGAGCTTGCTCCACGATTAATATCTGCGGAGCTAATTCTGACTCGCGCAGGGTATTGATTAAACGAGCTTGTTCCTGAACCTGGGCTAACAGGTCTTCCGTAGGGTTAGCGTCGTGTTTCCACGTGGACAGTTTATCAGCTATGGGCAGGCGTTTCCACCCCTGCTCCTTGATGGTATAGTTGAGGATACTTTGGGAGATGTTGTGCGTTTTAGCAATCGCCTGAACACCTATGCCAAGTACCTCATACTCTAACTGAATTAGTTTTTTGTCCATCTACTTCTCCATTCTGCTCGGGGTTCGCGCCCTGTCCTGTGTTCGCTGTCGAACACGCCACTCAATTCCTTCAGAATGGCGTGCTCTGGACAGTACGAAAAGAAGGAACTATTCCATCTTATCTACCTATATTATACCATTTCTCGAAGGAAAAGTCAAGTGAATTATGCGTTTTCGGTACTTTTATTTGTGGTCTTGGACTACCATATTTATAAGGGCTTCCGGTTCTGCTATCCTATCTGTTCGACGGCGAACCTATCTGAAACCACTTGAGTTTAGGATACTGGGAAAATCCGCTCTGAAAATGTCTGGGTTCCATAACACCTCAGAAAAAATCAGACTAAGCGGGGTATGGGGGTCTATGACTATAAATATACATTACTTTTCCACCTAAGTACGCAAAAGTAATGTAGCAGGATAGCTCCTAGACTCCGGTATACAGTAGTGGTTCCACGTGGAACAAGGGCGCATCGACTCCCATAATTTATGGCGGTGTCGGTTCGACGGCGAACAGGTACCCAACCCATAACGAGACACCCTAAAAGCACCAGAGTTTAAAACAGAACCAAAAATACAAAACATAGGATTACTATAACCTATTGACATTATTACATATTAACTACATTATTATGTTTTTATACTATTATTCAAAGAGTTTTTTATAAATTATTTTTTTCCGTCGAACACCTAAAAAAAGCTGTAGGTAGTTTTGCCAAAAAAACTATAAAACTATAAAATCGTGTCAAATCGTCAACAAAATCAAGGGGTTATGAGCTTTATAAATTTTTATATTTTTATAAATATTTATAAAAACTAGTTGATAAGTCAACTAGTTGAAAAAGCGCAACACAATTCCAATTTTAAGAGGGGGTACTTTCATTTTTTATTGGAATCCTATCCATATCCTTGATTGATACTCCCTGGTAGCTCATTCTATCCATTTTAAATAGTATCTGATAGTGATAGTAAAGCCTAAAACATAGCTTTAAAAGGCTCGGTTCTAGCTGTTACCGCCAATGAGGGGGTCGAAAAAGTATAAAATTGGTTTTGTTTTAAACTCAAGTGGATTTACTTTTAGGCGAGTTATTTGGCGAACACCTGACTTTAGAAAAGTAGTGTACTTTTAGATGGTCTCTCGGTGCTTTTAGATGGTCTCTCGTGTTTTATCTCAAAAATTAGAAAAGTAGTGTACTTTTATAACAGGGGTTAGATGGCGAACGGGCGGAGCCCGAAGCCATAAAAATGGTAGTTCGAGCGTAACTCAGTGGAATCATTGGATAAAGTGTATGTTCCACGCCCAAGTGTTTGAAATAACTGGGTTTTGTATAGGTTTATGGGTTTGAATCACCTGTAGCGTCTTTAACCATGCGGTTCTTGGCGTTTTTGTGGGTTTTGCGGTTCAAAATATTGAACTTTGCTGTTCGCCGTCGAACACCTGCTCCAGTATACCGCATCGATATAAATTATGGTAGTCGAAGCGTGGAACAATTCAAAATATTGAACTTATCGTAACGAATAGCTATAATGTAGCCGTTTTGTAGCCGTTACGATTTATCGGCGATGCCCAAGACACAAGCTGGGCGTGGTGTGGCACGCCGTATGCAATGTAATAGGGCAGTTGTTTGAAAATTGGTTCTGGGCGTTACAACCAGCCGGAAATGTCCGGTCGTAACGGCGATATTTAGTACCACACTGTGGTAGTCGTCGCTCGGAATAGCTCCAAAACCGAGCTATACTTTTAAAAATTGCCTTATCCTTTATAAGAACAACCTACCATTAATTAATGGTAGTTTTATCTATTCTATACTAAAACGGTATAGTATAAACTTCGCTCCCATTAAGGGAGTTAAAAATAAAGGATATAATATCATGGAAAAAACAGAAATATTGAAAAGTGTAAACGTAGTTAGTGATGATTTGATAAATATGGTAGCATGGCTTAAAACAGACCGTTTCAATAATGGTCTTAAAAACCTTGAGTATCTTATCCAATGGTCATTACTTGTCGAAAAGTTTAAGAAGGCTTTTAAGCGTAATGAATGGAAAGTAAACCTTACTTCTATTACAGGCATTGACTATGACACAGTATTTAATAAAAATGATTCCGGCGCTATTGGTAAAATCGCAAAGCTTGACCATAAAGCATTAAAAGCATGGTACGTTAAAGAAAACAAATTCATGGTTAGTCCCCGAAGCATATTGCAGGCATTTACAGCAAAGCCCGAAAGCAAGGAAAAAACCGAGCTGGAAAAAATACTCCAGACTTTAAAAACGCTTGACACACAGGCACAAAATTATGAATTGACCGAGCTTGAAATTGCAAACGTCAAAAGTGATTTAAAAGCCGTCACTACCATAATTAATAAAATGGTAGCGAACGACACAACCGAGAAAAAAGCAGCATAAAAACAGGAAACCGGATAAGGCAATTTTTAAAAGTATAGCTTATTTTTAGCGCAACAATATGACGCATTGCGTCATAAATAATTCACTCCCATAGTGGGAGCCAAAATCAGAAAGGAAAACGATGAAATTCAAATTTAAAGCAGTTAGAGAATGGCTTGAGAGTAGCAAAAATCGAGCCTTGACAAAAGCGGAAATTCAAGAGTTAAACAAACTTATCGGTAAGAGACAAGCCGATTAAATGAGAGGTTCGACGACGAACACTACTATAAATCAAGGTGTGCGTGAACTGTTCCGATGCCTTAGTAACGCACTTGACCGCATCAAATTTATGGTAGTGTAAGCGTCGAGAGGAGAGTAACATGGATATTAAAGAAAAGAAACAATACCAAGTTCGAGATAAAACTTGTTATAAAAAGAAATGTTTTGTTCCATTTTCTGGAAATGGAATTAAAATATGCAGATTGTATGAAATGGGTAACTGCCCAAAAAAAGAAAGAACCAAATTAAATTCATGATGTGAATGGCATAAAATCCCCAAATGGTACGCTTAGAGGAGAATAACGTGGCAAAATCGAATATTGAGCAACTCCACGGGAAACTGCGGAAACTGGAAGAGAAGTACGCAAAAAACCCAAAGGCAATCCGAAGAAACGCCAAGATTATGAAACAGGCGGAAAAATTAATCGAAAGAATAGAGGAGTTAAAGAAATGAAAACTTACTATAGTCACGACATTAGCATTGACACCGTATTACGAGACGTTCGCCGTCGAACCACTATGATTGAGAGAGATGGGCGTGGTCTTTGTGATACCGCATTTATGAGGATGCAGGAGAAGATTGAGTCCCATAGTGGGAGTAAACGCAGTCGGAAACTGAGGAGACAGTTGGCATGAAACTCGCAATCGCCTTGATTACTACCATTATTATCGCCGCATCAGCTTTAAATATGGTAGTTGAGAAAGTGGACAGATTAGAGAAGCAGGTCAAAACCTTGCAACTCCAGTATGACTATATTGCACTGGAGTTGACATCTGGCAAAGCTAACATTTATAAAGAACGGCTGCGTAACATCGAGCCTAACATCAAACTAAAGGGGAAATAGGATTATGTGGTTTTTTAAATCGAAAGAAGAGAGACACCGAGAACGGTATGACAACGGTTATAGCTGGGCGGCTAGACAACTCCTCCAAGGTACTCCTATCCGAGACGTACAATCTCATTCAGAGTGTGCGGAACATTTTGGAGATTACGATGCTTTTGATATGGGTGCTGATGCTGCAGTGGATAGATTTAAATCTTTACTTCCAGGGACTGTTCGCCGTCGAACCTATTATGATTGGAGTAACGACAGAAATATGGGAAAGTAAGAAATGCGCGCCGAATCGAGAGGAGAAATAAAAGCTGCGATAGCGCATAATTTACTTGACTTTCCTCTCGAAATATGGTATAATATAGGTAGATTAAGTAGAGATAGAGAGTTTGCCATTTGATGTTCGACGGCGAACCCTCATAATGCATTGACAGTGCGAAAGGAGAAAACCGAAAGAGCCGACGCCAAATTTATGGTAGTCGGTAATTAATTTCAATCCCATAGTGGGAGCGAAAACATAATGTAACATTTATTTAGGAGAATTTATTATGAGTACAGAACTTGCAACAATCCCATTAAACGCAATAGGTAAAAACCCCCACCGTGACTTTGCAATGGCTACAATGAGAGAAGATACTGTGGCTGGTCTTATGGCTTCCATTAATTCAACTGACTTCTGGCAGAATTTTCCCGTTCGTGTCAAGGATAATACTTTGGTAGATGGCACGGTCATTACTGAACAGGCACAGATTGAAGCTTTGTTCACAGCTAAACATGACTGGTCTCAAGAGAAATTTGAGATTCCTCATGGACATCACCGTCTGGAAGCATTGAAGAGACTGGAATGGACAGAAGTATCCTTGCTTGTCAAAGTTATCACCGACGAATTGATGTTGAGAATGATGGCGGAAGAGAATAAAGAAGGTTACGGCGGAAATTGTGGTGTTACTTGTGAGACAGTTGAGAAAGTCACCAAAGAGATTAACAGTTCGCTGGCGAACGCCGCCGATTATGCAGCTTACAAAGCTGATGGTGGAACATTGTTTGGCACAAAGAAAGCTTTTGATAATGCCAAAACTGATGGTGTTGGCTTCCGTAAAGTAAGAGATTTCCTTGGACAGACCTGGAGTGAATCTGATATCCGTGGAGCTTTCAAAATCCTCAAGCTTATCGGTAAGAACTACTTTACCAGAGAAGATGTTGGCTCAGTAGCGAGCATGGGTCTGCTCGAGACTGTTGGCGCAATGGGTGAGTACATCTACGAAGGTAAGAAAGATGTTCCTGCACCTGATATGCCTACGTACTGGAAACGCGATATCCTCAATGAGATTGTGGACAGATGCTCTCCAGATAATAAAGGTTGGGAGAAAGTCACTGTTGCCCAGTTGAGAAGAGCCAGAACCTTGTTTGAGAAAGACGGCATCAATCCCGTGTCTTTCCTTAGAAATGGTAATTCAAAAGGAGTTTTCGATGTCATCAAAGCAACTAAAACCTTGCTTTTCGACCCCGATAAGTCAGAAGAAACAAACTACAGTGCTGTTGACGGTCTCGCTCAGACAGACGGGTTTGAGGATTATAAAGAGCTTAACGGTCTCCAGGAGAAAGTCAAAGCCAGCATGAAAGCCAGCTTTGCTCGTCTTGCTAAGGGAGAGACAGCGGATGAGGAAGAGACTCTGGAACCAACAACAGAAGCTAATCTCCAGGAAGCCTTGGATGCCGAAGGCTCTGGCGATGTTATTGTCCCCGACCTCTTTGGTGGTGATACTCCAGAAGAAGGTGGAGAAGTTGTGCCACTTCCTACAAGCAGGATTATCGAAACATATACACAGACTGCCGCTCACATCGGGCACGGGTCTCAAATGTTGCTTGCGGATTTGGATAACCTTGGTGATGATGTAAACCTTGACGCTGCTATCTCTACACTTCTCTCAACTACCATTAAATTAGGTATCGCCCGTCTTGGCAGAGATTCTATCGTCAAGATATTCAACAAAGAATCATAAGATAGGTCACGCTTAGCTCCCCTCCAGTAGGGGAGTTAGGTAGTTCGCTGCTATTCGGCTGAATCCTGCTTTACTTATCTTTTGCTTCTCAATTATAGAATAGCTCAAACTTAAGAGAGCGACCTAACCGTTCGACGGCGAACACCAATCAAATTTAGGGGAGTAGAGAATTATGTTAGATGACAGTGCGATAAAGAAACTTGAAGAGAGTTCGGGGCATAGTGTGTTTGGCCCAAGTTCCTTACCCAGGATAGTCAAATGTCCAGGGTCGGTGAATGAGTGCCTTAAAGTCCCGCCCAAACCCAGTTCGATATACGCAGAACATGGCACGATGTTGCATGATATAGTAGAGAAGGAGCTTAACCATATTCCCTGCGATTATGACAAGCTCTCTATTGTGGATGCATCTTATGTCATGGACTGCTTAAACTGGGTGGAAACTCTTAAGGAGAAACATACAGGTGAAATTTATATGGGAGTTGAACAGAAGGTAACCTTATCCAGCTTTGGATTACCGGAGATTTATGGTACTGCAGATTCGGTTATTGCAAGTGCCGATAGGATTGATATCACAGACTGGAAATTTGGGAGTGGTGTGCCTCGCTATGCTAAAGGCTGTCAGCAGAGTTTGGCATACGCTGCGGGTGCTGTGGGGTTCGACGACGAACTGGAGAATATAAAAGTATTCATTCATATCGTCCAACCTCCTCTACGAATCTTCGATACGATTGAATTAACCTATCGAGAAATGGTATCAGCAGTTGAAACTATTCGAACAGCGGTAGTCCTTGCGAAGAAAGAGAATCCTCCACGCTTAGCAGGTCTGAGTCAATGCCGTTTTTGTGCGGCGAACATGACCTGTAGTGAAAGGCATAATGCTACAAAAAGAGACGCTGCGGCAGTTTTTAATGCGATGTCTGCACCTACCATAATTTCTGATGAAGCTATATCTATGCTGTTAACCAAGGCTACTGCAATTCAGCAGTATATCAAGGATGCACAGAAATATGCTTCGGATAGGATACGTGGGGGGTACGGGTTTCCTGGGTTTAAGTTGGTTCCAGGTCGGAGTCAACGTAAGTGGAAGGATGCAAAAGCCGCAGAGAAATTCTTAATGGAACAGGGGTTCGCTGACGAACAGTTGCATAAGAAAAAGTTTGTTAGCCCTGCTCAGGCAGAGAAGTTGAACAAAGAAACAAAAGAGGCAATCGTAGATTTGTGGGAAAAACCCGACGGCAAACCAATGATAGTATCAGAGGACGATAAACGTCCAGCATTACAGTTTAATGACGGAAGTGTATTTATAAATTAACTCCCACAGTGGGAGTCAAACATAACAAGGAGAAGAATTATGGGTAAACAGCAAGCGATTAAAGTAGTATTGAAAGATGTGTTGTTCAGTTTCGTTCATGTGTTCGAACAGCATGACAATAATGGTAAGATGGAGTATGGAGCATGTCTGCTTATCGACAAGAATAATACTAAGGCTATCAGCGCTCTGGAACACGCACAAAAAGCCGCCTTCGACGAGGGTATAGCGTGTGACCTGTGGACAGTAGCGCAAGCACCCACAGTGAATACGTATTACTTTGATGGCGATGCAGAGTTAAAGACTTAAAGTAAATCGGGTGATGAATTTGTCAACACCAAGTTCGTTAATGCCAAAAGTAAATCGCAACCTATCGTATTTAAGTGGGTCGCTGGCGAACTGGTTGAAATTACTGACCCTCTGGAGTTTTATAGCGGATGTCGAGGAGATGTTGAAATTGCAATCTGGCCTTACAAATTCAGTGCCTCTTCTAAGGGATTCTCTTATCGTCTGAACCAGATGGTTAAGATTGAGGATGGAGACAGACTGGGTGGAGGGATATCTAAAACTCCTAACTCCGCTTTCCAAGCACCTCCTGAAGAAGAAGTAACAGAGGAGACAGCAGACTCACCTTTTAATTAAGACCAATCAGACTACCATTAATTAAATTTAATGGTAGTCCCTACACCTCTCTTTCTGAGGGTAGACTCTAAGGACGACAACCTAAACGACCGGCTTCGTCCGCATGGTCGGGTGTCTACCCCCACAAAGAGAGGTGTAAGCAAGGAGGACAGTATGAAAGTAACAGATATAGAAGTAGAAGTCGGTGTCACTAAGAACCTGGGCAATTACGAATCTTGTCGTTTACACTATCGGTATCGTGTGCAGTTATGTGACAAAGACACTGTAGCAGATGTTCGACAGCGAACCTTTGACCATTTAAGAGAACAAGCACTTATCGACATCAATAAAGTGGTGAAGAAATGAAAATCATCTACGATTATGAAACCAAATCCGCCTTAGATATCACTAAGGTAGGCAAAACCCGTTACCTGCACGACCCTCAAGCCGACATCATCTGTATGGCTTATAAGATAGACGACCAACTCACTAAGCTCTGGACTCCCAGACTCCCCGTTCCGAAACCTTTTCTTAATCCAAACATCCATACATTTCATGCCTTTAATGCCATGTTCGATAGAGCGGTAACCAATATTATTGGTGTGCGCTATGGTATGAAAAGGCTACACTTGGATAACACTGTCGATACTATGGCAGTTTGCGGTAAGTTTAGTTTTCCTCAGAGTCTTGATAAAGCAGGAGATGCACTTGACTTGGCAATCCGTAAAGACCGGAGGGGTAAAGCTTTGATGAAAAAGATTTGCTACCCACCTTTCAAGTACACGCAAGCAGAACTCAAAGGTTTCTATGCTTACTGTATTCGTGACGTTGACACCCTGGATATGCTGATTAACAGCCTACCCGCCGACGTGTTGGATAGTAAGGAGAGGAAGGTTTGGCTTAACACTATGGCTATCAATGAGCGTGGTTTACCTATCGACCATGCCGCAGTCCAACGTATCCAATCAGTGATAGAGTTTTACACCCGTAAAGAGACACGCAAGCTACCATTAATTACCGAAGGTGCGGTGCAAACGGCGGGACAGCGAGATAAACTATTGACTTGGATGAAGGGGTTCGACGTCGAACTCCCCAACATGCAGGCGGGTACGGTAGAAACAGCCTTAAACGGCAAGCTACCCGACCCTGTGCGAGAAGTCCTGGAGCTAAGAACCAGATTGGGTGGTGCGGCAGTTAAGAAATACCCACGACTCCGCGACATGGTTTATAATGGTAGGTTACATGATACAATACGTTACTGTGGTGCAGGACATACTGGCAGAGATAGTGGAATGGGGTTCCAACTCCAGAACCTACCGCGCGCCAGTGTTGATGACCCGCAGGAATATATTAATAAGTTCTACGACACTACCATATTAAAAGAATCTGACCC